TCACCTCAGATGTAGTTTCCGTATGGCTCGTCATTTGGCCTTGCTGGAAATTTGGGACTACAGGCACTGCGAGTGCAGATCCATGAGCAATACTAAGGAAAAACCCTACAGTTGCTACATGAAACTTAGTCATTTTAATTCAAGATAGTAATTTCAGATACAAATTGACCTACAGCACTGGTTCCACTTCCACCTGCTGTAATTGCGAGAGTACCAGAACTGTCAATAGTTCCAGCTAAATCGCCAGCACTGCCTGCGGCAGTTGAAGTTTGGTTGCTGTATGCACTTACTGCACCAACACTGGGTGCTGTTGTATTAATTGCATCACCTTGTGTGTAGGTTTGGCTAAAGCTGAAACTTTCTCCAGCGGTGGCCTGAGTTGCTTGTACCGTACCTAAAGAACTCACTCCTGAACTAATATCTAGTTGACCAATGCCATTAGTAACTGCACTTGCACCTTGACCAGTGCCAGTATAGCTAGTGCCGACGTTGTTCCCTGATACAGAGTAGGTATTACCCACACGCTGTACGTTAGTTGCTGCAGCGTCTACGTTTAATTGGACACTGCTACTCAATTTGTGCGTCAATCCTCCTGCGTTTGCAGAACCAGCCGCCAAAAGCATGATTAAAGGTAGTAGTTTTTTCATTTATGCTTTGACAAATACCCTATCTGTATTTAGCTACAAAAGATTTAGACGGGCATCCGAAAGTATAAATACGGTATCCACCAGTACCATACAGTATATATGGTGGTTAAATAGTACGGTTGCCTACGGGGACCTCACATAAAAACTCGCTTTATTAAGGAGAATAACAATGACAGGATCATTACGAAAGTTCACACACAAAGATCTTAATGCAGTTGTGGACGCTGCACAGAAATATAGTGTAGGTTTTGATGACCTATTCTACAGACTCCATTCCTACGGGACTGGATCAGTCAACGATGCATACCCTCCATACAACATCGTTGAAGAATCAAATATTAAATGGAGAATAGAAGTAGCACTTGCTGGTTGGAGTAAGGATGAGGTGGAAGTTACCACGGAATCAAACGTCCTTCTAATCAAGTCCAAGACCGCGAAGTCTAAAGGTGAAGAAGAATACATGCACAGAGGTATCTCTTCACGTTCCTTCGCGAGAGGATTCAATTTATCAGATGATGTTGAAATAGGAACAGTCTCTTTCAATAATGGACTTCTTGTGGTAGAGTTGATGAAGGTAATACCTGATCACCAGAAACTGAAAGTCTATGAAATCTCTGATGCGGGTGCTGACTCACCCAGTGACACAGTTTAATTTCCTCATCTGTGGTTCTCTAGCTCTTATTCAAATAATCCATACCCATGCACATTACAAAATGGAGATGGATGTTCATGCTTACTGCAAGAACAATATGGAATATACCAATCAGTCTGATGAGTATTGATAAGTCACCCTTATGAATACCATCAGAAATGGTGATGCAGGATACCAACATTTGACAAAAATACCTACTGGTGTTATACTAAATATTCATTCGTAACGGCCGTTACAGAATGTAAACAACGAGAGATAGTCGGTCTCTCTTCCATCCGTGGGTTAATCTCCACGAGACAAAAGGTACAAACTAAAAATGATTAAAACTATTTTCGCTGCAGCAGCTGCTGCTCCCCTCTTCGCTGGCGCTGCTTTCGCTGGTCCTTACGTTAATGTAGAGGCAAACTCTTCTTGGACTGGTGATGACTACACTGGAACTACTACAGATCTTCATGTAGGGTACGAAGGAACCATCGGTTCTGCTTCATACTATGTACAGGGCGGACCTGCTGTGATCGCTGCTGACGGTGTGGATTCTGAGACTCGCTTCTCTGGTAAGGCGGGTGCTGGAATTCCTGTTACTGACGCTGTTGGTGTCTATGGAGAACTTTCCTTCTTGACTGCAGACAACGCTGATGATCTTGGTGTTGGCGGAAAACTTGGTCTTAAGTATTCTTTCTGATACAAGACTAACTAAATACAGTTGAACTGAAGAGACTCCCTTGGGGGTCTCTTTTCTTTTGAGAGTAACAATGAATTTCTTTTACAATTGCACTCCACCAGGTTACGAAGGAGAAAGAGAGATCTTGACAGTTGAACTACCATCGTCTATAATGGAAACGGTGTTGAAATATGCAAGAGATATTGCATATCAACAGGATACAAATTCGTCAAAGGTCTTAAACGACATCGTAACTGAATCTGTAAACACAATTAGTCACAAAAATTATGTCCGTAAAAATCGCAAGACTAAAAAGCGGTGAAGATGTCATTGCTGACATCAAAGAAGTGAGCGCAAAGGATGATCCCAATAAAAATGCAGTCGCTTTCCAATTTTCTGAACCTTATACTGTCATCTTAGAAGATAGTGAAGAGATGGAAATGGAAATGTGGGGTATGGGTGCTGATGATGAGGAAGAGTTTGAAGAAGAACTTCTACCTGAGAATGAGGAAGAGTCAAAGAATCCTACTTTGATTCTTTATCCTTGGTGTCCACTTGCACGAAACCGTGATTTTTATCTTCGTATTGAGGAAGTAGTAACAGTCTACGACCCACATACTCAGGTAACTGACAAATATGATCAACTTCTAAAAGACAAGAAAAATGGCACTAAAACTAGTCCTACTTAAGAACGGTAATCTAGATGATTACCTGATTGGTAATGTAGAGGAACTTGATGAAGAACCAGCACTCTTTATTGAGAACTGCTATCGCATTAAGGAAGGTGAACTGTCACCATATCCTCTCTATTCAGGACAACGTGACTTGTTCTTGACATCTGAATCAGTTTTTACTATAGTAGATCCAAGTCCAGACATCGCTAAGAAGTACAAATCCCTGTGAGTTTCTATACTAACGTCAAATTGATCGGTAATAATATTCTCTACCGAGGATACGAAGGTGGTGAGAGAGTTCAGTCTCGTACTGAGTTTTCTCCCACCCTTTTTATTACTAGCAATAAAAAAGAAAAGTACAAAACACTAACTGGTCGTGATGTAAAACCAATCAAGTTTCAAAATGCTCGGGAAGCAAGAGAGTTTGCTGCCAAGTATGAAGGTGTAGAAGGTGTGGAAGTTCATGGTTATGATCGCTTCCTATATCAATTCATTAGTGAGAACTTTCCTGAGGAAGTTCCTTACGACATGACCAAGATGAACATCCTCACTATTGACATTGAGGTTGAATGTGAGAATGGATTCCCTGATACTGATGCAGCAGCAGAACGTATGCTCTGTATCACCGTCAGAGATATGAATACCAAGAAGTTTACTGTCTGGGGTATTCGTGAGTTTGAATCCGAACACGAACATTACATCTTTGACACCGAGAATGAGATGCTAACGCACTTCATCAACTGGTGGGCACAAAATACTCCAGACATTGTTACTGGTTGGAACTGTAATCTTTATGATATCCCATACATTTGTCGCCGCGTATCTCGTGTACTAGGTGAGAAGTGGATGAAGTCTTTGTCACCTTGGAATAAGGTTGATGAGGAAGAGATCTATATTCAGGGTCGTCGTAATGTGCAGTTCAATCTTTGTGGTGTTGCAATCCTAGACTACATGGATTTGTATAAGAAGTTTACCTATACAAATCAAGAGTCTTATCGTCTAGATCACATTGCCAATGTAGAACTTGGACAGAAGAAATTAGATTGGTCTGAACATGAGAACTTCAAAGCATTCTATACTAATGATTGGCAAAAGTTTATTGACTATAACATCATTGACGTAGAACTGGTTGACAAACTGGAAGACAAGATGCGTCTTCTAGAACTTGCAGTTACTATGGCATATGATGCTAAAGTAAACTTTGAAGATGTGTACTCACAGGTTCGCATGTGGGACACCTTGATTTACAATTATCTCAAGACAAAAAACCTTGTAGTTCCCCCGAAGAGAGTCGCTAAAAAAGATGAAAAATATGCTGGTGCATACGTCAAAGAACCTGTTCCAGGTCTTTATGAATGGGTGGTCAGTTTTGATCTCAACTCCCTATACCCTCACCTCATTATGCAATACAACATCTCGCCAGAGACGTTGGTTGACATTAAGCATCCATATGCTACAGTAGAAAAGTTATTGAATAGAGAAGTTGACCTTTCTGGTAAGTATGCTGTTTGTGCAAACGGCGCTCAATATCGCAAAGACATTCATGGTTTCTTGCCAGAGATGATGCAGAAGATCTATGATGAACGTAAGTTGTACAAGAAACTTATGCTCAAAGCAAAGCAGGAGAATGAAAAGAGTCCATCAAACGATCTTGAGAAACAAATCTCAAGGTACAACAACATTCAAATGGCGAGAAAGATCCAACTTAATAGTGCTTATGGTGCTATTGGTAACCAATATTTTCGTTATTACAATCTTGCCAACGCAGAAGCTATTACTTTATCTGGTCAAGTTTCTATTCGTTGGATAGAAAATCAAATGAACGAGTATCTAAACAAGATACTTAAAACGGAGGAAGAAGATTATGTTATTGCCAGTGATACTGATAGTATCTACCTCAATCTGGGTCCTCTGGTTGAACGTGTATACAAAGGGCGAGAGAAAACTAATGAAAGCGTTGTCACGTTCCTTGACAAGGTGTGTTCTCTGGAACTTGAACCTTTTATTGACAACTCTTATCAAACCTTGGCGACGTATGTTAATGCGTACGATCAAAAAATGCAAATGAAGCGTGAGACTATCGCTAACAAAGGTATTTGGACTGCCAAGAAACGATATATTCTCAACGCATGGGACATTGAAGGTGTGAGATTTGCAGAACCCAAACTTAAAGTTATGGGTGTTGAGTGTGTTAAATCCTCCACACCTGGTGCTTGTAGAGATAAGATTAAGGAGTGTCTTAAAATTATTATGCAGAAGGATGAGGAGTCTGTTCAGCAGTTTATTGCTGACTTTCGTGAAGAGTTCAACACTCTACCTCCTGAAGATATTGCATTCCCTCGTGGATGTAATGGTCTGTCAAAGTTCTCAAATCCTGCTACAATATATTCAAAGGCAACCCCTATCGCAGTGAGAGGAGCACTACTATATAATTTCTATATCAAAAAGAACAAACTCACCCACAAGTATCCCCTTGTAAGAGACGGTGAGAAGGTCAAGTTCACCTATTTGAAAACTCCTAACAAGATTACAGAAAATGTGATCTCGTTTATGGGACAGTTTCCAAAAGAATTGGGGCTTGACAATAGTATAGATTATGATCTACAATTTGAGAAGTCATTCCTTGACCCTCTTAAGGTCATTCTGGATACTATAGGTTGGAAACCTGAAAAGATCGCAACACTAGAGTTTTTATTCGCATGAGTTTTCTAAAAGACGTAGCAAAGGAGATTGGCAATGAGTATGCCGCACTGGTCAGCGATGGAGTCGCTGCAGGTGATACAAATAACTTCATTGATACTGGTAGCCACATCTTCAATGCTTTGGTTTCTGGCTCAATTTATGGTGGAGTACCAGGTAATAAGATCACTGCTATTGCAGGTGAGTCAAGCACTGGTAAGACTTTCTTTTGTCTTAGCATTGTTCAGCATTTCTTGGAGTCTAATCCAGAAGCAGGAGTTATTTATTTTGAATCTGAATCTGCCATTAGCAAAGATATGATTGAGAGTAGAGGCATGGATGCAGATCGTATGATGATCGTTCCCGTGTCTACTATTGAAGAGTTCCGTACACAATCATGTCGTATCCTTGACAAATATATGGAGCAACCGAAGGAAGATCGTCAACCTATGATGTTCGTCCTTGATTCCTTGGGAATGCTTTCCACATCTAAAGAAATTGAAGATGTCTCTAACGATAAACAGGTCAGAGACATGACTAAATCGCAATTAATTAAGGGTGCCTTTCGTGTCCTTACGTTAAAATTAGGTAAGGCAAACGTTCCTATGTTGGTCACTAACCATACATATGATGTAATAGGGTCTTATGTCCCGATGAAAGAGATGGGAGGTGGAAGTGGACTCAAATACGCTTCATCAACAATTATATATCTATCAAAGAAGAAGGAAAAAGATGGTACGGAGGTTGTTGGAAATATTATCAAATGTAAAACCCAAAAATCAAGACTAACAAAAGAAAATGCTGATGTTGAGACCCGTCTTTACTACGACCGTGGACTTGACAAGTATTACGGATTACTGGAATTGGGTATCAAACACGGAGTCTTCCAGCGTAATGGTACTCGTATCAAGTTTGGCGAATCTAGCGTTTATCCTAAGTCTGTTCTTGCCACTCCTGATAAGTATTTCACGCCCGAAGTGATGCAAGCACTTGACGAAGCAGCGAAGAAAGAATTTATGTACGGAGCATGAAGCAACTAAAGGATTATGTGCGTACATATGATGATGCAATTGATGGAAAGTTTGCCAAAGAATTAATTAATATCTTTGAGAACAATCC